GCTGGTCACAAGATGGGCTTCACCTTTGCCTCTCAGATGACGAACATGGAAACCATCCGCTCCGAGACCACCTTCGGTGACATCATCCGTGGTCTTCAGGTGTATGGCTACAAGGTCGTCAAGCCCGAGGCACTGGCTCAGTCCGTCATCCAGTTCGCCTAATCGCCTGACGTTAAGGAGGCATTGAAATGACCGCATATACCGATTCTCTCGGCTTTAACAAGGGGACTGCAGCCTATCCCGCAATGGATATGCCCGTAGTCAAGATGGAAGTCGTCCTCGACTTCGCTGCTATCGCAGCCGCTCGTTCGGCTGCTGGCGTGGCTGCTCTGGCCGCTACCGACACGCTGGAAGTTATTCCTCTTCCTGCGGGCTCTACGGTGCTTATGGCTGGCGCGGATGTGACCACGGCAGAAGGTGCTACGGCGACCATGGACTTGGGCGACGGTTCGGGGGCTACGACCTACCTCTCGAACGTGAACCTGAACTCTGTGGCCGCTAACGGCGCTACCGTAGCAGCTCCGGTGTTCTACGCTTCTGCAGACCAGCTCTACATCACCCTGGACCACAACGACATCGACACCGCTGTCGTTCGCGTTTGGGTTGTTGTGGCCGACTGCAACTAAGGACGGGGGCTTCGGCCCCCTCCTACTTAGGAGGCTCAAATGGCTGTCTACAAAGGCGTTACCTACTCCAACCTGACGGCGATCAATGCGACCATTGATAATATGTCGGGTACCGTGACTGGCAATGTCGATGCTACGGCTGGCTACGTCCAGCTCCGCACGGCAGCGGCTACGGAAATCGCCGACATCGGCGATGCCATCAATACTTCTGGCAAAGCTGCCGGGACTGTCGTTTTCGATACGACCAACAGCAAGCTAAAAGTGGCGACCGGCGCCAACACTAACTCTACTTGGGTTGATGCTGACGGCACCAATGCCGTTACGCCTTCCTAACGTAGCGTACCGGGGGGCTTCGGCCCCCCGTTTCCACAACCTCTACCTTGAAGGTGCGCCATGGCCTCTAACCTAACTGGCTCGACAATCGCGAGTACCTACAGCCAGCTCTTGCATGTAGATGGCGGCCTTGATTCTGCTGAAAAAACTGTCTACAGCGGCACGGGCACGGCGACCGCTGTCAAGATCGGCACAATTTCTTTCTCTGTCGAGAACATTCAGCTCGACGGGAACACGATTCGTACCCTCGATACAAACGGTGACCTAACGCTAAACCCTAATGGCACGGGCACTGTGAACATAGCCAAAGCTGCCATCACCGGAGGTACGGTTACCGGGATCGTGGACCTTGCGATTGCAGACGGCGGCACGGGCGCCTCGACGGCTAGCGATGCTAGAACGAACCTCGGCCTCGGTACCATTGCTACGCAGAATGCGAACAACGTCGCGATTACTGGTGGGTCCATTTCCGGGGTATCTTTTTCAGGCACGTTCACTGGGATTACGTCGATTACCTCGTTGTCGTTTAAGGCCACTGAGGATATTGGCTTTACCGCTGGCAACGGAGGCACCGTTACTCAGCTTACGAGCCGCACGACTGGGGTGACGCTCAACGCGCCCTCCGGCCAAATTACGTTAGTCGCCGGGTCTATCTCCGGTCTCAGTTCACAAGAGTTCACGCTGACGAACAGTTTTATCGCCGCCACGGATGTGGTGCTTGTGACCTTTGGTTCCGGGCTTACGTCAGCTCAGTACGATGTGACGGTGACAGAAACATCCGCCGGGTCCTGCAAAATATCTGTCCACAACGTGAACAACTCTGCTACGCCCACCGATACGCCGGTGCTTAACTTCGCGGTCTTCAAAGGGGTGAACAGCTAATGGCTGAGTATCAAGGGAAAAGCGTAACGCTTAACAAGCCTAGCTACATCAAAAAAGGACAGCCGGGCTATGGGCGCAAAAAGTCTCAGGTGTATGTGAAGAACGAGAACGGACGCGTAGTGCGGGTGACCTTCGGCGATCCCAACATGGAAATCAAGAAGGACAACCCAGAGCGGCGCAAGAATTTCCGCGCACGCCACAACTGCTCAAACCCTGGCCCCAAGACCAAGCCTCGGTATTGGGCGTGCAAAACTTGGTAGGTGGTCATGGCTAAGTCTAGACCCAACAATCCGAAGCTCTGGGCCTCCAAGGTGCGGCAAGCAAAACAGAAGTTTGATGTGTACCCCAGCGCCTACGCCAATGCCTGGGCCTCCAAGGAGTACAAAAAGGCAGGCGGCACTTGGTCTGGCGCCGACAACAGGGTGAGCAAACGTGGCTAAGAAAGGCGGGCTGGGTAAGTGGTTCGGCGAGCAGTGGGTCGATATTAAGACCGGGGAGCAGTGTGGCCGCGCCCGCGCCGAGAAGTCTTCTCGCCCCTACCCCGCTTGCCGCCCGAAGGCGGTCGCTTCGCGCATGAGCAGCTCGCAAAAGAAACAGATGGCGTCCGCCAAGACCAGCTCTAAGCGCAAGAACTGGCCTATCACTTCTTCAGGAAATACAAGGACTGCATGATGCGTTACCTACGGAACAAGAAGGACGGCTTCATCTACGAGTGGGATGCGATCCTCGCCAAGAACCCCCTTTGTGAAGAAGTCACGGAGGAAGAGGCGTACCCCGAGCGGTTTGTGAAGCCCGAAGCTGTGGAAAAAGCGAAGCGCACTCGACGCCGAACCAAGAAAACATTGGATTTAGAAACTGAAGACGTTCCTGAGCCTCCGCCGTATACTATGGACGAGCTGGCCGAGGAAGCTAAGCGAGGGTGGCCTGAATGACGCCAGGGGACATCATCACCGAAGTGCGGTCGCTGATCCAAGATACGCGAACCCCGCAACGCTATTCCGATACGTTCCTGCTTGGGTTTGTGAACCAGACCTTGAAGCGGATGGTGATGGTGCGCCCTGATCTTTTTGCCCTTATCGGCGATATTCCCACTGCGGCAGATACGGTCCTGCAGTCCTTACCCGCAGATTCCATGCGGCTGATCGAAATCTTTCAAGTCAAGGACGGCAGCGCGGTAACTGAAGTCAGCCGCGACATGCTGGATCAGATGGCGCCTACTTGGGTGAGCGACCCGGCGGGTACGCCGGTAAACTACATGCGCCATGTCCGCAACGCAAACCGGTTCTTTGTCTACCCGCGACCCGTGGCGGGCATTATTCTGGTTGGCGAGTACGCTCAGACTCCGGAAGACTACGCTATTGGCGACACGATTGATCTGCTTCCCGATGCCTACTTCACTGCTGCCGTTGACGGAACGGTCTATCTTGCCGAATCCGTGGACGACGAGCATGTGAACTCTGGCCGAGCGCAGCTCTTCCAAGAATCTTTCTTCACGACCCTAGGCGCCTCGCTGCAAGCTCGTTCCGTGACTGATACGGAAGAAGGCGCGATGCGGGCTAATGAGGTGGTCTAATGGCTGACCGTGAGTTTACGACTCTAATTCCCCGCGTAGGTGCCAGTGTCCCCGGCTGCCCGCAGCCTACGATCTTGAACTATATTCGCGATGCGGCAATCCGCACCTGCGAGCGCACTCTGGCTTGGCGGTACCTCGTGCCTAAGTACAATCTGCTTCCTGGCGTGCATGAGTACGCGTATAACAGGCCGATAAATGCTGACGTTCACGCGATGTTTGAAATGTTGGTCAACGATCTGCCACTGGATCGACTGGTGCTTGAGGAGGCTATTCGACGCTTCCCGCAGTGGGCCGATTTATACAGCGGAATGCCGCCAGCAAATTTGTGGGCGGATACGCCCCCCGGCACTATCAACAGCTACGAATACAACGAAGAGCTGTTTAACGGCGGCTCTCAGTTCGTGCTGCCCGAAGAAGCTGTTGCAGAAGCCAGCACGCCGCAGGCTGTATGTCAGCTATCCCCTGACAAGTACATTGTGCTTCCTCTGCCGGACAACGATAGAACCTACGAAGTGCGCATGTTCCTGGCACTCAAGCCTAGGAAATCGGCTACCGGGATGGACGAGGTGGTTTTTGATGATCTTGAAGAGACCATCATGCACGGAGCGCTGCAGCACCTATTAGTCCTTCCGAACACGAATTGGTCAGACCGAGAACTCGCTTCGTACCATGCCAAGCAGTATACCTACAACATTGCTGAGCGCCGTGCTCGGGCGAACCTTGGAAACATGCGGGGCATGATGCGCGTGCGCATGCAGCCCTTTGGCGTGTAGAGGGTACTGCTATGCCTGTACAGGTAAAGAACAATGCTGCGACCACTCTGACTTCGGCTGTATCGGCGTCCGATACCACGCTGTTTGTGGCCGATGGCGCTGTGTTTCCAGAACCTACAGGCTCTGATTACTTCTATGTAACTATTGTCAGTGCGCTCAACACGAATGAAATTGTTAGGGTTACTGCGCGCACAGGGAATCAGCTAACCGTAGAGCGCGGGGCGGAGAATACCAATGCAATAAGTTTCACTGCTGGAGCCCGAGTAGAGCTACGTCTTACTGCGCAAACGCTGATGGACGTACTGAGCGGTGGCTCTACTATATCTGCGCTTTACGCTACGCTGGTCAATACGACCAACTTAGAAGTTACGAATCTCAAGGCTAAGGACGGCACGATAGCTGGCAGTATTGCTGATGTTACGGGAGTTGTTACCCTAGGCGCTGTTGACATCAATTCTGGCTTCATAGACGGCGTAGCGTTTGGGTCTTCTACCCCTGGCGCCGTAACGGCTACCACGCTCATTGCGAATACGAGTTTGTCTTTAGCCTCTGGGAGCACTGTTACGTCTATATTGGACGAAGACAATATGGTGTCCGATAGCGACACAGCCCTTGCTACACAGCAGTCAATTAAAGCGTATGTGGATAATTTAACGAGCGGGGTAGTAACGCTCACCGGGCTGCAAACCCTGACGAATAAAACGCTGACTGCGCCTGCAATCAACACGGCGGACATCAACGGTGGCACGATTGACGGGGCGACTATCAACGACAGCGCTATCGGCGGCACCACCCCGGCGGCAGGTACGTTTACGACCGCAGAGGCTGACCACTACCGCCTTGGGAATGTCACTACCGGGGCCTCTGGGGCTACGCTTACGGCGGGACAGTTCTTCATTTCTACGGCGGCTACACAGACTGTCACCTTGCCAGCGTCGCCCTCCGCTGGAGATACGGTCTATATTGGAGTTCGGGATTTTACAGATACGGTGGTAGGTCGTAACGGCGAACCCATCATGTCCACCGCAGAAGACATGACCATTGACGTAGCGAACGTGACCCTGACCTTCACCTACGTCAACGGCACGATTGGCTGGAGAGTGTACTAATGAGCAATTTGACGACGTTCTTCCCGAGCGGTGGCGGAGCCTCATTTTTCGGCCAGACCCTGACGGCTACGGCTAGCGGAGCGATTGCGGACGGTGATCCCATTGTCCTGAACGCTGACGGGACGGTGAGTGCTGTTTCGGCTACGGGGGTGATATTGTTTGCTGCCGGGGAAACGATGTTTGTTGTTGGGTCCGGCAGCGACTCTGTTTACCGATACAACCTAGGAACAGCATTTGATGTTTCCACCGCGTCCTATAGCGGCGACAGTTTTTCGCTAGCGGCGGAAGATGGTATTCCAAGATCACCCTTTTTTAGTTCTGACGGCACAAAAATGTTTGTTATTGGTGACACTGATAATGACGTGAACGAATACGCCTTAACCGTCCCATACGACATAACAACAGCGTCTTATACGCAAAACTTTAGTGTAGCTGCCCAAGAAACTAATCCCTCCGGGTTAGCGTTTAGCCCCGATGGTTTGAAGATGTTCGTCACAGGATACAGCGGGGATGACGTGAATGAGTACGACCTAAGCATTGCCTGGGATATATCGACCGCCGTTTACTCTCAAAACTTTAGTGTCGCTTCTCAAGACGCCGTTCCAACAGGATTAGCCTTCAATACAGATGGCACCAAGATGTTTGTTACAGGAAACGCAAACGATGCCATTTTTGAATACGACCTTTCTTCTGGGTTTGATCTTTCAACGGCTTCTTACTCAGGAACGAGTTTAAGCGTCAGCGCTCAAGACACCAGCCCGCAAGGAGTATGTTTTAACACCAACGGAACCAAAATGTTTTTCGTTGGGGCCGTAAATCGCTTTGTTTATGCATACGACCTTTCTTCAGGTTTTGATCTGTCTACCGCGTCGTATTCTGGAACAAGTTTCTCCGTTGCCTCACAAGAAACCGTTCCGTTGGGGTTAGTTTTTGGCGGAGACGGTCTAACCACCAACCTCACCACCGCCAACGACTACATCGGCATCTCAAATGGCGCCTACGCTGACGCCACCACGGCCACGATCCAGCTTGTGGGCTCAGTTGACGACGCACAGTCCGGGCTGACGGCTGGGCAGATGTACTACGTTCAGACGGACGGGAGCCTAAGCACGACCCCAGACACACCCGAAGTCGAAGCAGGATACGCCATCAGCGCGACGGGGCTTGTGGTCAAGGGTGCTTACAGCACGATTCCAGTGACTGCCCCTGTTTATCAGCCCACGCCTCTGGCTGATTCAACCCCGCAGCAGTTTCAGGTCAGTTATAACGCCCTTAACTTATATAGTAATACCACTTTAGTAAACGCCACTTCAACTACGTTTTGGGCAGCGATTGATAGACAGGGCGCCTACATCATTAACACTAATCCAACTGCTTACACGGAAATCGTAAGAGTCACAGGGTCAGGGGTGCTGGGGACAATCGTGACAGGCGCTCTTGCAAACGATGACATTTTTCTTGAGGTGACGATTGACGATGAAGTCCGAGAGTGGCGAGCATATATGGGATCTTCTTATCGCTGTATTTTGACCTTTTCGCCTAATCTTGGGTGGGACAATAATAGAGCGATGCAATCAAACGACGCAGCAGGTTTTCATACATCGCTTACTACTGACTATTCCACGTTTTACAACGGCACCAATACCGTTGCTTCCTATTTAAGCCCTACTAGCATAACTGCTGGCATAAGGTTTAAAAAGAACATGTCAGTTCGGATTAAGAGTGCTACCGCTTTTAATACAGGCTCGCTGCAAAATCAACATGGGGTGCTTTATGTCATTGACTAACCTAACCAACCCCGGCGTCGAACCAGTAGACGGTGACCGCGTGAGGTACACAACGCCCAACGGCGGGCGTATCGTCAAGGTCTTTCACGTTCCCGCAGAGCCTACGGCGGAAGACATCGCTCATAGCGAGCGCAAGTGGCGGGACCTAGAGCTTCAGCGCACGGACTGGATCGTGCCCATTACGGACCACCCTCAACACGCGGCATACTTGACCTACCGCCAAGCGCTACGGGACTGGCCCAGCACCGACGCATTCCCTGACACTCGACCTAAGCTGGGGGTATAATGCTTCAGCGGCAACTGTCGCCGGAGTTTCCGACACCATAACTTATTAGGGCATAGCGATGACGGTACTCTTAACTAACAATGCTGCGACTACCCTAGCTACGGCTATTGATGCCGCTGAAACGGACCTCATTGTTGCGGATGGGTCTGTCTTTCCTGCGCCTGGGGCCTCAGAGTATTTTTACGCTACCCTGATTAGCTCCGCTGGTGCGGTAGAGATTGTCAAAGTATCTGCGCGAGCCACCAACGTATTGTCGGTGCAGCGAGGTGCTGAAAGCACGATACCTATCCCTTTCGCTGCCGGGGCGCGGGTAGAAGCTCGCGTTACTGGGAAGAGCGTTACTGACGCTGCTCTGGACGCAGCTACCGTATTGCGCACTGACCTAGCCGACTCCACCGGCGCTACGCTTGTTGGTTTTGCGCCGACAGGGGACATTGCTGGCACCACGGTTGCGGCTGCGCTGGGCGAACTAGACACCGAGAAGGTAGGATTCACGCGCCTCGACGATAGCGACGGCGCTACGCTCGTAGGATTTAATCCTACGGGGGACCTCTCTGCGACCACAGTCGCTACCGCTCTGGGCGAGTTGGACACGGAGAAGGTGGGTTTTACGCGCCTCGACGATAATGATGGATCGTCCCTTGTCGGTTACACCCAAGGCGGCAGCGGCGCTGCTGGCACTACGGCGCAGGCAAAACTGCGCGAGTTCGTATCAGTCAAAGACTTCGGCGCTGTTGGTGATGGAGTTACCGACGACAGGACCGCCATTCAGAACGCCGTGGCTGCAGCCGACAGCGTGTTTTTCCCTGCCGGGCTTTACCTCACCTCTCGGGCTATCCAGCTTACGGGGAACAAAAGGCTGTATGGTGAAGGCAAAGGTGTCTCTCGGATTATTCGCACCGACACCACGGCAGAAACCATCGACACGGAAACCGTGACGGCTACGATCTATGTGTCGAGTCGCTACAACAGCATTGAAAACCTCGGTATCCGAGGGGACCGCACAGGCGTTGCGACAACGGCTAACGTCGATGGTCTGTATCTCGGTGGTGTGACCACTGTAGCCAGTAACTGCTCTTTCAAAAATCTTGACATTCGGAATGCCAACAACTGCATTAACGGCGCCCGTGGCGTCTTTATGATGACCTTTGAGCAGGTCAACTGCGCTAATAGCGTTGCCGCCTACAACTTTTCCTCTACAGCTACCAAGACCAGCTTGACCTTTAACTCTTGTTGGGCGGAAAACTGCGGGCAAGCCTACGAGTTTTACAGTGCGGTCTACTCGACCTTCAATTCTTGCTCTGCAGATTTCTGCAACTACACAAGTGGCACGGGCACAGCAGGTGCAAACCCCTACGGCTTTGGCTTCGGCACTCAGAGCGGCGGCAAAGGGGTGTTCGACTTCACGGTAAGCAGTGTGACGCTAAACTCCTGCGGCTCTGAATACAGCTACGGGGATGGGATTTTTACCTTCCAGGGTAGCTGTACGGCTACGCTGAATAACCCCTGGCAAGCTGGTTGCAGCTCTGAGTACACGCCGCCTTACGGTTCATACGGTGATATTGCTGTCGGCCCTATTCAGTGCAGACCTGCTGGCAACATGAACACCATCACTGTTAATGCGCCTAACCCTAACCTTGCTAGTTGGACAAACCCGAACGTAGCTACTAACTACCCGGCTCGTCCGATCTCTGATCTGTTAGCATTTAACTACGTTGAGGGTGTGTACGGCGTCAAGTCAGGCATGCGCGCTTTTGTTACCAGCGCTGCGGGAGAACCAGCGGACATTATCAAAGGTATTGGGGCTTCTACCTATGCTACTTGC